CTTTCTTGTACATCTTGTGCCGGATTAAACACATTTTCTTGTATACTCTGCCTAGTATCAAACACATTTTCTTCTACATTAGATGGTCTACCTGCCGCATTTTTATCAGATTTATTAGTAATACCAGGAAACTGATTTATTACGCAATCTAATTCTTGTGTAAATTTACCTTTTGAAAAACTACTTATTACTTCAACTAACATATAACTCACACCTTTAACTTGTGATGCTATCTCTTTAGGATATTTCCAAAATAATATAGAATCGTTAACAGTTAATAATCCAGTATCATTATTATAATCTTCCGCTTCTTTAAAATCTATCTCAATAAAAACTTGTCCACCATTTGGGTTAATAGTAAAACCTTTGCCATAAAATTGACGATATACTTGATTAATTGAACTAGGACTATCTTGCATTAGATAATCAGGGTCTCCTAATATAGTAACCTTTGCAGTAGCATATGCACCAGGATCATATAAACTTGTTAGATAAGAATTCTGTGCTTCCTTACCTATATCTAATTTACCCGTTCTATCTTCATTTTGTCGTTTACCCGGTACAGTAGCAATATCTGCCCCGCCACCTTGACTAGCAGGAGAACCAGTTGGATTCATTGATGGTAAAAAATATGAGTTATTCATTGCTTGTTCATAGTTTAATATTTCTGAATTCTTACCAGTGAACCAATATTCATATCTTTTATGTGCACCATAATATTTTGATGTTTTACCTGCATATGGACTAGTAACCATTGGAGTTTCATATGGTTGTATAACGTAGGTAATTTCATAAGCAAAATCACCCACTATCTTATCAAAACCCAAACATTTAACTTCTGCACCCAAGTTATACCATTTAATAGTTCTTGGGTTAGGATCTTTAACTGTAGCAGTGCCTTGTCCCGGTTGCGGAGGTTCAGTATCGGATTTTATTACTTCAGTCAATGCGTTTTCTAAATAACTACTTTGAGAAACAATTGATCCTATAGCTTGCATTATAGACACATCGTTTGCAAATGTAATAGTTCTGCTATTAGTATTAGGTATGGCTGATACTGATACTGCGTCATTTACTTGTTTAATATTTTCAGCCACACTCATTGGCAACTTAGATTTATCCAAATCAGCAATACTTACAATAGATGCAGATCCTATTTCTGATTCAGCAGTACCTAAATATCTGAGCTTATATACATTTGCTATACTACCTTCACCATTCTTCTTAGTTTGTAATACTTGTTGTTCGTTTAATGATGTTAGTAAACCTTTAGTTCCTCGTAATACATCTTCTACTGTACTTCCTTCTACTCTAGCACCTCTATCTATCCTACCATACTTTACACCAAATCCTGCTTTTGGTGCAACTGTTGCGGCAGTAATATTATATACTGTCATCTTACCGTCAAGTTTAAATTTAAAATCAGTAATTCTTATATCAAAAAATCTTTCAAATACGCCACCCGAATCACCTGTCACATCAAATGTATCTTGGTTATAAGTAGATACTGCTGATATCTCTTTACCATTTTCATCATACCCTTGAAACCTAATTCCTAACACAAAAAATTGTTTTGTAGAGTTAGATAAATCTTTATAGTCTTTTAATTTACTTTTCTTTTTTAATATATCCGCTGCATTATTTAATTTTGTTATGAATGAAAAACCATATGGTTCATAAATGTTAAATGACATTTCTGTATCATTTGATGCTGTTTTCTTTGCTTTGGCATTAGTAGTTGTGTGAATTTTTAAGTCATCTATATAATAATCATAGTCAAATGCACGTTTGCTTGTTTTATTGTTTATGCCACCACTTTGTGCTATAATATATGCACCTGACATACTATTTTCAATTTCAGTTGCTACTTGTGGATTAGCCGCATTATTAATAGCATTGATGTTATTTCTTCCAGATTGAATAAATGCGTCATACGCATCTGGTGTTATCATATACAATGTCAGTTGGTATGTATAACTTGATAGACTACCTAATGGGTTTTGTGGACGAGCTCCTGGCTTTGGACCAGCGGCTATTTCAGTTGATTTTACTTTATTTGCTGAACCTTTATCACCTTGTCCTGCAACTGTTGTGCCCGCATAACTTTCATTTTGCGTTTCCATTTCATTATTTGGATTAGTTACATTTTTAGTAGCATCAACTTTAGCCGCATAATTTTTATCATAACTATATTCTTCATCACCTGAACTGCCGCCCAAATCATTTGGATTAGTTTTGTTTTCTGTTGTTGGTGGAATAGGTTCTGTGGGGGTAGGCGGAGGTGCTGATGCTTGCTCAATTGCGGCCGCATCATCAAGCAGTGTAGGTCTAAGCGATGCAGGCATGCCCTTTTCAATAGCAAGATTAATGGCTATTGACGGTAACGCTCCTCTGCTAATATTTTTACCGGTAGTTGTATCAATTACTATCCAAAGTCCAGTAGTGTCTTGTATCTTAATAGAATACATTTATAATCCTAAAATTTGTTTCAACAAATCTGCCTTAGGTAAGTATATACTTACACCTGCTACAAAATCAAAGTAAGGATCTTTCAATGTGTTTGGATTTCGTTGTGCAAATACCCACCACAATCTACTATCAGCATACAAGTCATATGCTAACATATCAGGACGAAATTCATATACTAATGTTATCTCCCAGTAGATATCGGAAGGTTGTTTAATGATAGGTCTATCTACCATTATATCTAAAAATTTGCCATTAACTATATCTGTTGCATAGTATGGACTTGTTGCTGGATAAAGTATATTATTTGCCATTACCAAATTCCTCCGCCACCTGGGTTTTTACGACCTTGCAATAATGCACCGGTCGCATATTTCTCTAAACTAAAGTTATTACTTATGTCGTTACGTGTTACAATTGGATAAGCCATTACTGAAATTGATATCTTTGTAGGCACATAAGTAGGTTGTGTATTAGTTGCTTTGCTAAAATTAGGTGCTGATTCTTTTGCTCCTGCATTTAAGTGAGTAGTTCCTGATTGCATTCTAACTTGACTTGGTGTTAAATCACTATTTCTATTATCATTATATCCGGTTGAATTAACTCCAGATAACAAAGTTGGACTACTTGCTCTTATATAGTCCACATCATTAGGCAAACTATAATTAAATGAAGATATTGCTAATGGGTGTCTATCAAATTGAAAATCACCCATTCCAGATAGATAACACAATGGCGGGGGTGTTCCTGGTTTAGGTATTTGATCTTGTCCATAAAACATTTTAGTAACTGACCTAAAGAAATGAATAACTGCTAACATGTAATTTGCTTCTTCAGTATCTTGTGCAGTAAAATCACATGTAATACTAACTTGATCCACACTACTATTTTTATATTGAAATATTTTATAATTACTATGCGTAAGATCCGAAGGATCATAATGTGCGGCATATGTTACTTGAATTTGAGGTAAATATGGAAATATCACCCCATCTGTTTTTTGTAGTGGTGCTAATATACCTGGGTTTTGTGCTTTATATAAATATCCTGCACTAGGTGCTAAACTTAATCTTACACGCCAATCACCCTGAGTCTTTGCATTCTCTGCATCTTGTGTAATCTGTTGTGCTCTGGCATTCTCTAATTTCCCTTGCAAACCGGCTGCATTTGTTACACCTTCGGCAGCAAATATATCTTGTTCTGTACGTGGGGGGATTTCGCCATTTATTTCTTCAGCTTCTAATCTTGCTTTTTCAATTGCATCGTCTGCATTAATAGTTGCCGGTGCCGCATTTTCAATTGTTTGTATATCAGCACCAATATTTGTGTTAGGATCGCTGTTTAATCCAATTTCTTGTTGAGGCTGTGGTACTGGTTCTTGTGAGTCGTTACCAATATTAGTATTAGGATCACTATTTGGATCTATAACTTGTTGTTCTGATGCGTTGGCTTCTAAGAAGGCAGCATCAGCGGCAGCATTTTGACCAGTAACAAATGCTGGGGTAGCATTTTCAACAACTGGTTCAGAACCTATATTAGTATTAGGATCACTGTTTGGGTCAGTAGTATTTGCAGACGTAGTGTTTTCAATTGGAGGAGGGGTCTCTGTAATGACAGCAGTATTAGATTGATCAGGAACAACTGTTTCAGGCGGAGTATTTGTGTTTGTATTCGGAGCACCAGTTGTTGCTACTCCAGCCTGTGTATTAGCATTGTTTATAGTTGCTCTAAGTTGAAATAGTTGTGATGTTAGTGTAGCTCTTACATATACTTCTGTTTTAGCTAAATTTTGTTTAATAGTATCTGTCTGTGCTTGTAAAGCTAATAAGCCAGAGTCTTTTGAGGTAATTCTAGGATTAGCTTTTAAGTAGTCACTTATTTGTTGACCGTTGGCTAGAAGTTGTTGTTCCAATGCAGTTATTTGTTCTTCACCTTGCGCTTTTTGTTGGTTGACCGCACCTATCTGTGCCTGCGCATTGGCTGCAACTTCTTTCCATTCAGCGGCTGTGGTTGGGTTTGCCATAATATGTTGTTATCCTTACTTATATTTATCGCTAAATAAAAGTGCTATTTTTACCCTTTTCACTAAAAAATTGTTGCTTTTCTACAACTAATGTGTTACACTACATCAAACATAACAAGGAAACTATGTCTCTACTACCCGCGCCACGCAAACCCGTCAACTATCTCAATAACAAAGATATTCTAAAAGAGATACACGAAAGTAAAAACGCATATTGCTGTTTCACTAAACCAGAATATCATAGGTATGACTTCATAGTAGATATGCCACAAGCACCAATTGATGAAAGTTTAGCATACGCTTTCAAACCCGAAACAATTCAAGTGGCAAAAGAAACACGTGCATTGCGTTTAAGTTTGGAACAAGGTAGTAAAGATGCTGTTTCTCCTGATTCTATCCCATTAACAGATTTAGTATTTCGTGTAATGAATTGGGATCATGTTCCTGTTGCACCAAAACAGCCCCGCAAAACAGTTAAAAAGAAAACAGCAAAAGATATTTTTGAGTTTGAGGAGCCGGATCCAGATGAAATCTTTGCTGACTTAGAAGATACAACCACTAAAGCTGAAGTAGATGACATGGTTCATGTTAAGGTTAACTTTCCCCCATTCCAACATTATAAAATTGATGAGAACAATACATTTTATTGTGTGGGTAAAAGTCATTGGGAAGGTGATCTATCTACCGGTTCTTTTAATAAAGAACATGGTAAAATCACAAACAAACTTGCCCGTATGTATATTATGATGTGCGAAAAATATGCAATGAAATATAATTGGCGTGGGTATACCTACAATGATGAGATGCGTAACAGTGCTATCTTACAATTAACATACGTTGGCTTACGATTCAATGAAGCTAAAAGTGCAAACCCATTTGCTTATTACACAGCCGCTATAACAAATAGTTTCTGTCGTGTCCTAAATACAGAAAAGCGTAATCAAAACATACGTGATGATATCTTAGAAATTAACGGTCTTAACCCAAGTTGGAGTCGCCAAGGCTCTGGGTCAAGCAGTACTGTTTACGAAGAATAATTTGTCCAATGGCATTGCTTTGTAGTGCCATATCCTATATAATAAACACATGAGTAACCTTTTCAAAAAAGCCGCTGTTTTTACCGACATTCATTTTGGTCTTAAGTCAAACAGCCTACAACATAATCAAGACTGTGCCAATTTCGTAGATTGGTTCATTACTAAAGCAAAAAGTGAGGGTTGTGAAACTTGTTTCTTCTTAGGTGATTATAATCATCATAGAGCAAGTATTAACATTCATACACTACAATTTGGGCTACAGGCTCTGGAGAAACTAAATGCTAACTTTGATACTGTATATTTTATACCAGGCAATCACGATCTTTATTATCGTGACCGTAGGGACATTCATAGTGTTGAGTGGGCTAAACATTTACCAAACGTTAAAATCATCAACGACTTCTTCAGTCAAGGAGATGTAGTTATTGCGCCCTGGCTTGTCCAAGATGATTATAAGAAATTAAAAAAACTAAATGGCAAATATATGTTTGGTCATTTTGAGTTACCTCATTTCTACATGAACGCTATGGTTGAAATGCCCGACCATGGTGAAATCAATAGCGAACATTTAAGTGGGTTTGATAAAGTATTCAGTGGTCATTTCCATAAACGTCAAAGCAAAAAGAATGTGTGGTATATAGGTAACGCTTTCCCTCATAACTATGCTGACGCAGGTGATGACGCACGTGGTATGATGGTACTTGAATGGAATCAAGATCCCCAATTCTTTAGTTGGCCAAGACAACCCTTATATCGTGTATATAAACTAAGTGATGTACTAGAAAACCCTGAGGGCTTGCTATTGATTGACAGCCATGTTAGAGTACATCTTGACATTGATATTAGTTATGAAGAAGCTAACTTCATTAGAGAAACATTAATCCCAGAACATAAACTAAGAGAGATGGCATTGATACCAATGAAAGCAGAACAAACAGAGATAGCCGGTTCAGATGGATTACGATTTGAAAGTGTTGACCAAATCGTCATTGACCAAATTAATTCTATTGAATCAAATACATTTGACAAAAAACTATTGTTGGACATTTATAATAACCTATGAGCATTACCCTTAAGAATATTACCCTTCGCAATTTCCTTTCAATCGGACAAGTAACACAAGCAGTTTGTTTTGACAGACAAGACTTAACACTTATTCTAGGTGAAAACTTAGACTTAGGTGGTGATGGTGCTCGTAATGGTACAGGTAAGACTACTCTTATTCAGGGTCTATCTTATGCCTTGTTCGGTGTACCAATCAATAGCATTCGTAAAGATAACTTAGTCAATCGTACCAATGGCAAAAACATGATGGTCACACTAGAGTTTAGTGTAGACGGGATTGAATATAAGATTGAACGAGGGCGCAAACCCAATATCTTAAGGTTCTATGTAAACAACGATTTACAAAAGAATACAGACGATGCACAGGGTGAGAATAAAGAAACACAGGTAGCTATTGAAAATGTTATTCACATGAGTGCCGATATGTTCAAACATATTGTTGTGTTGAATACATATAGTGAACCGTTTTTAGCACTGAAAACTAATGATCAACGTGATATCATTGAACAATTGCTTGGTATTACTTTGTTAAGTGAAAAAGCTGAGGTCATTAAGAATATGATCCGTGACAGCAAAGATAGTATACAACAAGAAGAATATCGTGTAAAAGGTATTGAAGAAGCTAACAAACGTGTAGCTGAACAGATTGAAAGTTTCAAACGTAGACAGAAGTTATGGAAAGCAAAGCATGATGAGGATCTTGCTAAATTAGTTGCCGACCATGATGAATTGAGCAAGATTGATATTGAAGCAGAACTACTAGCACATAAAGATTTGAATGTTTGGGCTAAACAAAAAGAAGCACAGGATACATACAATGCGTTAGTTGCACGTTCTACCGCATGGCAACAAAAACATGATACTGATATTACAGTAGCACATACAACATACCTACGCAAGAATGAGTATGACATTGAAGCTGAACTGAAAGCATGGAGTGATTTAAAAGAGTGGATCAAAGATGAAGCTGACCAAAAGACTATTGCCACAGCAATTGATACCCAAAATAAAAATATCACAAAAGAAAAAAAATTAATTGAGAAATTAATTCGAGAGATTAAAGAATTAGAGGATCATAAGTGTTATGCATGTGGTCAAGATTTCCATGATGATAAGCATTTAGAAGTTACGTTAGAAAAAACTACGTTACTTGAAAATACAAAAGCTGATTTAGCAATGATGGAAGATCATTTAGAGGCTAATCAATCATTATTAAAAGATATTGGTCCTAAGCCTACTCCAAAATACAAAACAGAAGCGGAAGCTATTCGTCATAGTGGCGATGTAGCTAACTTAAAGAAAGTATGGGAAGATAAGAAGAAAGAATCTAATCCATTTAATGAACAACTTAATGAGTTAAGTTATGTTGAATTAGGGCCTCAACCTATAACAATATATGATACAGAAGCAGAGGCTGTTGAACATCGGTCTACTGTTAATAGTTTACTAACTCAGATTGGTACTAAAGGTAATGAAACTGATCCATACGCTGAACAAGTAGTAGAGATGGAGAGTAACGCATTACAATCTATTGACTTTGATGCTATCAACCGATTAACAAGAACAATGGATCATCAAAAGTTCTTGTTAGATTTGTTAGTTAGCAAAGATAGTTTTGTTCGTAAGAAGATTATTGACCAAAACTTAAGTTACTTGAATCAACGATTAACACATTACTTAGATAAGATTGGTTTACCGCATCAAGTTATCTTTCAGAATGATTTACAAGTTGAGATTACCGAGCTCGGTAGAGAACTTGACTTTGATAATTTAAGTCGTGGTGAACGTAACCGTTTAATCTTAGGCTTAAGTTTTGCGTTTAGAGATGTATGGGAAAGTTTATATCGACCTATCAATACATTGTTTATTGATGAACTAATTGATAGTGGTCTTGACACAATGGGTGTTGAGAATGCTATTGCAATTCTTAAAGACATGAGCCGACGCAGACAGAAAAGTATTTGGCTTGTAAGTCACCGTGAAGAATTAGCTGGGCGTGTGCCTAGTGTTCTTAAAGTAATTAAAGAGAACGGCTTTACAAGTTATTCAACCGCAGTTGACACAGAATAATTTCAAAGATACACAGAGACAGATAAGTATTAACATGACATCACCGCAGAAGGCTAAAGGATCAGGATTTGAGAGAGAAGTTGCAAAGTTTCTTTCTGACCTATATGGCGAAAGCTTTATAAGAGCACCTGGTTCTGGAGCTTACATTGGTGGTAAAAATCAACATAGGACAACAGTATTACATGAGGGACAAATACGTTCTTTTAAAGGTGATATTGTACCCGGACAAAGTTTCAGTAAAATGAATATTGAATGTAAGTTCTATGCAGATTTTCCTTTTCACTTACTACTTTCAGGTGACTGTAAAGTAATAAATACATGGATTGAACAATTAATGGATGTTGCCGAAACAGGTGATGTAAATTTATTGTTTATGAAGTTTAATAGAAAAGGTCGTTATGTTGCCGTGCAATGCGGCTCAACATGGATAACAGACAATTTTGTCTATTATTCGTCAAGCAAGTTTGGCGATTGGCTAATCGTTGAATTTGATGACTTTTTCCTACACAACAGTACATTATTAAAAAGCTATTCAGCACCAACAGACACCACGTCAAATCAAACTGTTATCAATATCCCAACAACATAATAAAATAAAAATTCGTTGTCTGAGTTTGTCAGACCTCCTTGAAGATGCGGAAACGCTGATGGATCTGGAGTAAGCATAGTTAGTGATAACTATGGAATACCGAGAGGGCAATCGACAAAGCGAACCCTCAACAAGCTCATCCCTACTTTATCTTTGCGGGGTGAGAAGTGCGTTGCTGAAGAATCAATTGAAAGATCATTGATAGCTTCACTACAGTCCCATAACTTTACAGAGCAACCGGTAGCGTTTAGTAGCAACAAATAGCTAATTAGACGGGGAAAAGATGACAAAGGATGACGGGCATGGCAAATACCCTTAACCATTGGTAGTGCTGAATAGCACTACCATGGCTTCAAAGCGGCAATATAGTCCATATATAATGTAGAGTAAAAGACAATAGATAACCGTAAAAAATAAGAACGAACGAAGTGAGTTCTTAGATGAACGAAGTTCATCTTTACATAGATAACCCGTAATGATAAATGAACAGTTACGGAATTAATTAGAAGAATGGAAGCCCTGATTTCTTAGTAGTTTCATAGTTATCTTCCATTAATTTTGATATAACATTACGTTCAGTAGTACACATGTTTAATATATCTTCATAGGTAACACCCCCACGCATATGCCAAGCCATTCTTATAGCATTTTCTTTAATGATTAACGTTTCTTTTTCCATATCGTCTATCAGCTTCTGTATATCCTCAGCGGACAGATACAGAAGCCTTATTCGAAAAAATCAGATACATTTAACGCAATGGTTTGGTTATACTCATGTTCACAGTGAATGCATTTAACTGCTAATGGTTTTAATTGAGCATCTTCTCGTAATTTTATTGTATGCTCTTTTAATTTTACAAATGAGTTCCTATCACAATTCTGTAAAAAATCAAGAATATATTCTTTTTCATTTACAACAAATGACGGGGTAGTAATATTGTCAATTGATTCAGACACAAGAAGCATGGTTAAATCATTTAATTGTTTCATCATTTCTGTTGAATATTTTAATCTTTCTTCATCAGACGTAATCTCATTCATTTTTCTTACATTTTTTTCTAATTCAAACTGAGCCAAATTTAATTTATTATATGATTTATATGTGATTGGTTTGAACGCAATGGACATTTCATCAATAGCTACGTTATTTTTGTATTCATCTACTACTATTTTTGATAGTAATCCAATTAGATTAACATTATATGAAGCAGACTCAGTACAACTAGGACATGTTGACTCAACATCTAATAAATTTCCATTAGTTGCCGCTCTGATAGCTATTAATATAGCATCCAAATCAATTGTTGGGATAGACCATGGATCTTTAATATTTGGTACACAGCTTTTAATGATTTCAGAAATTGCCACACCGCTATATAGAGCGTCTGGAGTTTTGCTAGTTATTTCATCTATAGCTGTCATTGGATATACAGGAAGTTCTTTGTTATCAGGTAAATCAATAGCGTCTATTGGATAATATTTACCCTCGCTGGGTAATTTTAAATATATCGCAGGTCTACGAAAATATTGTTTTAATGGGTTATTGTTCATATGTTCTCCAAAACGGGTTTTTTACAATCATAAATACTATGAACTATTTAGTGGGTACAATTTACGCCTTTAAATAATAACATTATGAGTAAAATATATGGCTGAAGAATCGGAAGAATTTAGAAGATTAAAAGAAGCTTTGGGAATGCAAGCTGATTTAGCTGAGGAAGAGTTAAGAATCCGTCATGGTGTAACCGCTAAATTAGATGCTCACGGTAACGTAGAAGCAGGCACTTTGAAGGCTCTTGAAGCCACTGGTGCAAGACGTGGCAAAATTGAACAAAAAATCAATAGTGATTTAGAAAGACTTTTAGGTAAGGAGCAGGCCCTACAAAATAGAAAACAAGTTCTATATGAAAAAGAGTTAGAAAATTATAATTATTTTATTGATGATCAAAATAATTTAACAAAAATGCTTAGTAGGCAAAATCTTGATCTAGACAAAGAACAAAAAAAGGTACTAGACAGATTAAGAAAAGAAGGAGCTAGTGAAGAACGATCAAAAGCCAAACAGGCAGAATTACAAAAAGCCCAGGATGAATTTGGGAGTAACTTTGTCAAAGGTCTAGGTGATCTTACTAAAGGATTAGGTAGTTTTGCTATGGGTTTAGCAAACGGCAATACTAATTTCACATCATTAAATCCATTAATTGATATTGTAGCAAACTCATTAGCTAGCTTGGCTAAGGCTATACCATTTGTAGGTGAAGCAATAGCAGGAGCTACTAAAGCCGCAGCCGAAGGTGCTAAATTTGTTTTAGAATTAATGGACAAAAACCTTAAGGCATTTCAAGAATTAGCAAATGCAGGTGCATTAACTGCGGAAGGTATGGAAGGTGTTTCCAGACAATTTCTAGAATCAGGTATGAGTCTTGAAGGATTCAAAAAAGCAATAAGAGAGAATGCTGGTGACTTAGCACAATGGGGTAAAACAGTAGGTGGAGGTGCTGATAAGTTTACTAAAGCTGTAGGTATGTTGACTAAAGGTGACGGTCCGTTGGCAGAAGCTGGATTAGAATTACGTAAATTAGGAATGACTGCTGATGATATAGGAACTGCTTCAGCTGGATTCTTACAACAGGAACTTAAATTAGGTCGTGCTAGAAACATGACTGAAGAACAGCTAGCAAAGGGTACTGCTAAGTATGCACAAGAACTAGATGCATTACAAAAGGTAACCGGCTTAAGCAAAGAAGATATAATAAAACAACGTAATGAACAACTAGCTGACAGTCGTTTCTCGGCTAGTATGGATGTTATTGCTGAAGAAAATGCTGCCGGTGCAGAAGCTATAAAACAATTTGCATTAACTATTAAAGATCCAGAATTAAAACGTGGATTTATGGATTTAACATCTGGTGCAAATACTGAAGCAGCCAAAAAAGCGTTGAGAGTTATGGGTGATACTGTACCTGACGTAATAGATAAGTTAAAAAATTCTAAACCTGAAGAAGTAGCAAAGAATTTTGATTTAGCGCAGACAATGATGAAGAAGGGTGCTAAACAAGCTATTGATACTTTTGGTAAAGAAACCTTTGCATTGATGCCTGATACTAAAACATTAGGTAGTTATAGTTCATTAAGAGATATACAAAATCAAAATAATGTATCTTTGGAAGAGGCTATAGAAATACAAAATAAACAAAAAAAGGCAGCCGGTGATTTAACTGAAAATACAGTTCAAGCTCAACAAAACATGGAAAGAATGGGGCAAGAAGTTTTCAAAATGGGAACATTAGCATTGCCAATGGCTTCTAGTGCAGTAAATGCTTTTACTAAATCTATGGTAGATTTAATGAAATACATTAACAAAATTTTAGGTAAAGATCCTAATGAGGGTTTATCTAATAATGAAGAAGATAATAAAGCATTACTTAACCAACAAAAAGTAATGGACGAAAATATTGATGCACAAAAAGAGCTTAAAGATGCAATTTTACTGTTAAAAAAAGCACAAACTGATCCTAACAAAACTGATAAAGATAAAGCAGAATTACAAAAGGCAGTAGATGTAGCTAAGGAAAAGGCTAAAAAAACTCAATTAGAAGAAGAAGAATTTAATAAACAATCACAGATTGCTATGGCGAAGAAGATGGAACGTCAAATGGCAATGCAAAATGAGTTAAGAGTAATAAACAAAGAACGCAGAGCCAGTGGACAAGAAGCATATCTAAATACAGACCAAGCAAAAGCCGGCGGACATAAATTTAAAGCAGAAGCTGAAGACGCACCAACCACTAGAAGTGTAAGTTCAAAGGCTGGAGGCCCAAGCAATGAACATAGTTCTAGTGGAGGAGGAGGCGGTAGTAATATTAAATTGTCTAGTATTACTAGTAAATCAGGTAGATCAGCTCAGGTTAATGCCGAGTATGCTCCGCAATTTCAAAAATTAGTTGACTATTTAGATAATGCCGGATATGATATTCGTAGTTTAGGTGGATATATTGATAGAGATGTAAGAGGTAAAGCAGGAGTAAAAAGTATACATGCTCATGGAGCAGCAATAGATATCAATCCTGATACTAATCCAATGGGTAGTACTTTGGTTACAGATATGCCTGCAGAGATAGCTGATGTTGCACGAGGCCTTGGTCTAGGTTGGGGAGGAAATTGGCGAAGTAGTAAAGACGCTATGCATTTTAGTGCTGCCAAATCAGAGGGAGGAAGTTTACTTAAAGCAATGGATGGAGGAATATTTGATGGACCTAGTTCTGGATATGATGTTGAACTTCACGGTAGAGAAGCTATTGTTCCATTAAATAATAATGTGTCAAAAGATCCATTAACAAGCATGTCTATGCCGGGAGTAGATCAACTTGCTGGCATTACTCAATCAATGATGCAAATGATGGAAGATAAATTTGATGAAATGATTTCTCAACTAAGTACCGGTAATGCTATATCAGATAAATTATTACGTAATACAATGGTTTAACGCTAAATACTAGACAAAGTATCTACTATGACCTATAAAAAACGCTTCTCAAACAAATCCGGTATCTCTAGTCCCATATCTGGTTTTAATAATAACACCGGTGCATGGAACGGTAGCCCAGGACAAAACGGTAGTGATACCGGCGGTTACAATAATGCTGAAATGGGCTATAAGAACTATCGTAGCCGTTTACCAGAAGTATATACCGGTCACCCAAATCGTATTGAACGTTACAACCAATATGAAATGATGGACGTTGATGCTGAGATTAACGCTTGCTTAGACATTATAAGTGAATTCAGCACACAAACAAATGAACATAATAAAACACCCTTTGACTTAAATTTCAAAGATGAACCAACACAACATGAAGTTGAATTACTAAAAACTCAACTACAACAGTGGTGCAAATTAAACGAATTTGACACTAGAACATTCAAAATCTTCCGTAATACTATTAAGTACGGTGATCAGGTATTTGTACGTGACCCAGAAAATTTTAAGTTATACTGGGTCGATATGACTAAGGTTATTAAAGTTATTGTAAATGAAAGTGAAGGTAAAAAGCCTGAACAATATGTTATTAAAGATATTAACATTAACTTACAAAACTTATCAGTGGCTACTAAAACTAATACAGACTTTGCCTCTAACCCAGCAACTGGTATGGGCGGTACAGGTGGTGGAGGCGCAGGTGGAGGATATACTGTTCCAAGTATGCCCTACAACACATCAGGTAGTCGGTTTACATTAGGTCAAAGTGAAGCAGCCATTGATGCTAAACACGTTGTCCACTTAAGCTTAACAGAAGGATTAGACCGCTTTTGGCCCTTTGGTCAAAGTATTTTAGAGAATGTCTTTAAGGTATATAAGCAAAAAGAATTATTAGAAGACGCGGTTCTTATATATCGTGTACAACGTGCTCCAGAACGTAGAATGTTTAAGATTGACGTTGGTAATATGCCAAGTCACTTAGCTATGGCTTTCGTTGAACGTATTAAGAATGAGATACATCAAAGACGTATTCCAAGTACACATGGTGGTGGAAGTGTAGTTGATGCTAGCTATAACCCATTAAGTATGAATGAAGATTACTTCTTTCCAGTTACTGCTGACGGAAGAGGATCAAGTGTTGAAGTGTTGCCCGGTGGACAAAATTTGGGTGAGATTGATGACTTGCGTTACTTTAACAACAGATTAGCACGTGGTTTACGTGTGCCAAGTAGCTATCTTCCAACAGGACCAGATGATAATCCTACTCCAATGAGTGACGGACGTGTTGGTACAGCTATGATTCAAGAGTTCCGTTTCAATCAATATTGCGAACGACTACAGAAATATATCAGTCAAAAGCTAGACGAAGAATTTAAGTTATTCTTACGTTGGAGAGGATTGAATATTGATAGTGGTTTATTTCAATTACAGTTTAATCCACCACAGAACTTTGCAGCCTATCGCCAAAGTGAATTAGATACAGCACGTATTACTTCATTCAGTGCTATTGAACAATATCCATACATAAGTAAACGTTTTGCGTTAGAACGATTCTTGGGCTTATCCGAAGAAGAAATCAGTAAAAACGAAAAAATGTGGCGTGAAGAAAATGATAAAGAGATTGAGATTGAACCACAAGGTAATGATTTACGTAGTATTGGAGTGTCAGTGGGTGATATTGAATCTGATACACAAACTGGTGAAGATATGAATGCACCTGAACCAGAAGGTGGATTAGACGGTATGGAAGTAGCTGGTCCAGTTGGTAATGATGCCGGTAATATGGCAGGCAATGCACCAGGCGGTGCGCCCGGACAGATTTAAGATAAATAAACAATATGAAACTTTTTGAGATGTTTACTCCCGCTATTGAAGGTTACCAAGATGTAGAGTCTGATAACAGCAAACCAAAGTGGAAAGAAAGCCGTAAAACTAAATTAACATTACGTCAGATTCGTAAATTACGTAAGATGAATGATGTTAGAAATTACGAAAAGGCTAACTATCTTAAAAAGATTAACGCACAATATAGTCAGCCAAAACCTGATCAACCACAATTATAATATAAAAAAGCCTTATTCTAGGCAAAAACGCAAAAAAACAGCACTTATTGTGCTGTTTTGCCATATACACACTAAATAATTCTACAAAGCCATTTATATAGGAGACATTCAATGGATAATAAAAAATTTGAACAACTGATTGATTTGATTATCAATGAGAACGAAGAACAAGCCCGCGCATTATTTCACGATATCGTAGTTGAGAAAAGCCGCGAAATTTATGAAACAATGATGGACGAAGATGACATGATGAATCAGCCATCTGGTCCAGTAGAAGATTTGTTAGACGAAATTGGTAGCGAACAAACTGGTATGGCAGAAGGTGAAGATGAAGAATTTGACATCGATGACATGGATGACGACGGTGAAGAAACTGTTGACATTGAAATGGACAGTGAAGAAGGTGGCGAAGAAGGTTTAGAAGACCGTGTTGTTGACCTAGAAGATAAATTAGACCAGCTAATGGCTGAGTTTGAAGATATCATGGGCGGTGATGACGACATGGGTGATATGGGTGATGACGAAGGCGACATGGATGACATGGGCGATGACGACATGGGTGATATGGGTGGTGAAGAAGATCCTATGATGGAAGCTATCACACTAAAGAAAGTTTCTGTAACTCACGGTGACAATGGTGTTCAAAACAAAAGTACAGTAGACGCTAATAGCGGTCAAGCTGGAATGGACAGCAGACCAGTTAAGTTCAGTGGTGCTAGTGAATCAGTTCCAACAGGACCAAAAGGCCCAAGTAATGCATATGCAAAAGGTGAAACATCTGTTAAAGGTGCAGGATCATTTAAGAATAGTCCAGCACAAAATAATGCAGACTTAACAGCTGCACCTAAGCCAGTCACTAAAGACGAAGCAGGTAAAGTTCGTAGCCCAGTAGCAGAGTCACGTAGAACTACTGCTAAAAGACGCATTTAAGGAATTTGAGAGCAATGGCTTTGTATCTTAAAGAGCATCTGACTTTCGACCGTGCTAGTATGGTGGTCGAAAGCACAGGTGAAGGTGCTTTGAAGAGCCTTTATATGAAGGGTATCTTCATTCAGGGTGGGGTAAAGAACGCTAATGAGCGTGTCTACCCCGTTTCTGAAATTGAAAGTGCCGTTGAAACTCTTAACAGACAAATTACAGAAGGCTATTCAGTATTAGGTGAAGTAGATCACCCAGATGACTTAAAAATTAACCTAGACCGTGTATCACATATGATTACTAGTATGTGGATGGATGGTGCTAATGGTTTTGGCAAGTTAAAGATTTTACCAACCCCAATGGGACAGTTAGTGTCTACTATGTTGGAGAGTGGTGTGAAACTCGGCGTTTCAAGTCGTGGTAGCGGTAACGTGAATGACTTGGACGGCAAAGTTAGTGACTTTGAAATAGTCACTGTGGATATTGTCGCACAACCTAGTGCACCCAATGCTTATCCTAAAGCAATATATGAAGGTATGATGAATATGCGTCATGGTCATAAGTTGTTGGATATTGCAAAAGAAGCACAAGGCGACAAGAAGGTACAGAGATACCTGAAAGACGAAGTGGTTCGTCTTATCAAGGATCTCAAAATTAACAAAGGGGATTAAGCATGTTAGATGCTATCAAACCATTACTTGAGAGTGGATTAATCAATGAAGAAACAGGTGTCGCTATAAACGAGGCATGGGAATCTAAATTGAATGAGGCTCGTGAGCAAGTACGTGCAGAATTGCGTGAAGAATTCGCACAACGTTATGAACATGACAGATACGTGATGGTAGAAGCCCTTGATAAAATGGTCAGTGAAGGACTACAGCATGAGATTGAAGAATTTCAAACTGAACGTCAAGCAATGAATGAAGACCGTGTGATAGCGCAACAAAAATTGCGTGAATCAGCTACAAAATTCAATGATTTTATGGTTACTAAACTAGCCGAAGAAATCAAAGAACTACGTAGCGAGCGTAAACTACAAATGGAAAGTCAAGAAAAGTTAGAACAATTTATTGTTCATGCTTTAGCACGTGAAATTAAAGAATTCACACAAGACAAACAAGCAGTAGTAGAAGCTAAGGTTAAGTTAGTTGCTGAAGGTCGTATACAACTTGAAGCATTGAAGCAACGTTTTGTTGCTGAATCTGCAAAAAGATTGACTACGGTTGTCGCTAACCAACTCAAAGGTGAATTAGGTCAATTGAAAGAAGATATCAAGATTGCTCGGGAGAACAGTTTTGGTCGTCGTATCTTTGAAAGTTTCGCAAGTGAATTCAGTGTCACTCACTTAAGTGAGAAAGCAGAAACTCGCAAACTAATGACTCAGCTAGAAGAAAAAGATCAGAAACTAGCCGAATCCATCAATACAATCAGCAACGCTAAGAAGTTGATTGAATCAAAGGAACGTGAAGTTCGTATTATTAAAGAGTCTAATCTACGTGAAAAAACAATGGGCGAGTTACTTGCTACATTGAACGAAGAAAAGGCATCAGTAATGCAGAACTTACTAGAAAGCGTCCAGACACCACGTCTACAAGCCGCTTTCGATAAGTATCTTCCAGCAGTTCTAAATAACGGTAATGTTAAACCAGCACAAAAAGCTAAATTAACAGAATCAGTTATCGTAGAAGCAACTGGGGATAAAGCTGCCAAACAAGAAGTTGATATGGAACAACGTGATAACGTTATCGATATCAAGCGTCTGGCAGGGCTTTAAAAAAAGACATCATTAGGAGAAATATAAAATGTCAAAAGTACTCTTAGAAAGCCGTTGGGACGAGACCAAAGA